GCGCAGGTGGTTTAGATGCTAACGTTTTAATACCGAAAGGTGGCGATGGTGGCGATGGTGGCGATGGCAGGCCAGTGGGTATTGGCGGGGATGCTGGCAATGTTGACGGAGCATTTGGCACTAGCGGTTCTAATGGGTCTGAAACAGGTCCTAACTGGGGCGTTGACGGTGCTAATAATAACGCTTTTGGCGGTGCCAAAGGTAAAGGTGTTATTGATAGCGGCGCAACCGTTGTTCTTTTCGGTGCTACTGCCGCGCGCTATATCAATGGCGCGGGCGATCATTAGAATGTATACTGAACAAAAATTAAGAGGTTCTTAAAATGTCATGCGCTCCAACGGATAACCCTTGTTTTAATGCTGGTGATGATCTTATTTATTCATTACAGTTCACAGAAAATGATGAAACAATACCCAAAGATTTAACTGGCGCAACTGCAAAAATGGACTTACGCGAAGGTGTCACTAATGCGGTTGTTATCCAATCAATGAGCGGTGGTATTATCTCACCCTTGCTTGGTCAGATGGAGTTCACATTAACTGATGAGGAAACGGCCGCGTTATTGCCAAGGGCGGAAGTTAGTAAGTTTTTCGATTTTAGTGTAAAAATAACATTTCAAGATCTATCAGAAGAAACTATATTAACTGGCAAATTAGAACTTCAACAGGTTGCAACAGAATGAGCAAGGTTATTATAACTCGTGGTAAATCTGGCGCCAGCTCAGTTGATGGCATCAATGGGCTTGGTGTTGCTGATGTTAAGACTGATAAAATTGATTCGCCTGTTTATGACGCTTTAAAAGTCAATCAATTATCATCAAGCGGTCAAATTACTTTTGATAGAAATTCATTTGCTTCGTTCGAAGATCGGCATCACAAAAATGTTTGGGCGCGAACTGATAGCACAACAAACTTTAATGAATTTTCTGAGGATTTTAACCAATGGTCTGATTTTGATAATCGATGGACGGTAATTGGATCAACGACAGATCCTTTCGGGGGATCTGATGCAACAGAAATAAATCTCGATGTTGACACTGATGACCTGTCAGGCCTTGGAAATGTTATTGAACGACCTACAGCTTCAGGCATGGATATCGGCAATTATGCAACTATCTCATTTTACATCATAGTAATATCTGGAACTGTTTCAGCATTAGATATCAATTGGAACCTAAGAAAATATACTATGCCAACGCCAACAGCATCATGGCAACAGGTTTTTATTTCTGTACCAATTGAAAGCACTGCTGGTGCGTTTTCAATAAATCCACGGGGACTAACCGGTGCGAGAATAGGCATAACTAGAGTTCAAGTTGAAGATAACCTATTTGTTACTGAATATATAAGAACCACTGGCGTTGCCATAACGGTTGCTTTTGACGGTAATATAGAGCGAGAAAGCGATAAAGGCTGGTTGATCGAACAAGAAAAGCAAAACGTTGTTCATTTTAGCGCCGACTTATCCAGGTGGACGTTAACAAACCTAACTATCGATGATTTTACCGGCGAAGATCCTTTTGGTGTGATTAATGAGCCTATACGCCTCGTTTGGAGCACAGTTCCAGAAGTTCAGCTTGACGTAACAACTGAAGTGTTGACGCCGTCAACGGTCTATACAGTTTCATTTTGGGCATTTGTGACCGCTGGCTCTTTGCAAAGTATTTTTGTTTCTCTCGGAGGTGGTACAGAAGTTCAAATGCCACAGCCTAGCGTTAATGGTTTTGTTAGAATTTCTGCAGAAGTAACAAGCGGGTCGGGTTCGGGAATAACTATAAAAGCAACATCGACTAACTTAACTGCAAATTTAAATATATCTGGCGTCCAGGCCGAATTGGGCAAATTAACTAGTTATATTAAAACGGGAAGCACCGGGCAGTCACATTTAGCCGATGTCGTTACATGTGATCAGGCATTCAATATACCAAAACCAAGTAAACCGTTTACTTTTATTTTTAGACATCGATTGGTGTTAAATAATTCTGCTAAGAAATTTATTTTTACCAACGATGAAACTGGATCTGATGAATTTAGTTGTTTTTTCACAAACGATATATTGAGTTTTAAAAATGGATCTGTCAGCCTCGATGTTTCATTGTTATCAGCTGAAAAAATAGCGGTGACTTTCGATGGTTCAACATTAAAAATACATAACGAATCAACTTTAATAATTCAATCGTCAATAACACCATCTGACTTCATTGCTTTGACTATTTTTATAGGCATGGATAGCTTGAAAGCCAATGCCTTAAATGGCAATCTTAGCCTTTTCAGATGGTATGATGTAGAATTAAGCCAAAATGAATTACTATATTTAATGGGGTCTTGATTGTGACAACAGTAGCAAGCGCAAGCACAAATGTAATAACTGTCGTTGTTAAAGAGTCAGGACCCAGAGGCTTAGACGGTACTGCTGGAACGGACGGTGCAGGGTTTAATAATGTAAGACGATCTCTATTAGATAATCCAATTTTATGGCTATACAAAAAAAATCGCCTCGCCAATGTTTTGTCAGGGCTAATAACTATCGACAGACCATCGGACGGCACCTTTGTTGATTTTCATGATCTTGTTCAAACTGAAACGGCGGATTTCCCCCGTGAGGGTGGTGACGGTTGGTTGATTGAAGACGCTAGCATTAACTTACCATTGCATAACAAAGACTTTACTAATGCGGCGTGGATTAAGGAAGCTACATCAATTAATTCAGATGTATCTACATCACCGGACAATGCTACGACAGCAGATCGAATAGTGACCAACAATGGTACGGCTTTAAATGTTGGTCAAGTGAGGCAAGTTTTTACCAAAGCGGCATCAGCCATACAATATACATATTCGTTATTTTGTAAAAAAGATGATTACGACAGAGTCCAACTGTCGCTACAAGGCAGTAGCTCAGCAAATGGTGCAGAACTAACATATAACTTTGATACAGACTTGTTGTCGTCTAGCGTATTTGGGAATTTTACGGGTGCGAGTGCAAAACGAAGGGTCATAGGGAATTCTTATTTTAGGTTGGAGTTGACGTTTACATCAAATACGGATACGGCTGTACATATTCGAGTTAAAAATAGCGACACAGTAATTATTAATGGTGACGGCGTTAAAGGCACGATTGTTTGGGGTGCTCAACTCGAAATTCTCCCATTTGCATCAAGTCACATAGCGACCACAACCACAAGCGTACCAAGAGCTGCGGAAACGCATAATTTCCCTGTATTAAATAATGTGCCGTTTTTGCGTGATGGATTTAGCGTTTTACTTCGACTGGATAATTACAATGAGCAAACAACCGGGCAGGACATATTCACGATCCCGGACGCCACAAGTGGTACGGTATTTAAAATAAACACGACTGCCGGCGGCAAGTGGGAAGCAACCATAAAGGGCAGCGATGCAATTGATTATCTCGCAACAACAACAATCGATGCCGTTTCTGATTTAGATCAATTCATTGTAGTTACGGTATCAAGCATTGGTGTGATAAATATTTTTGTTGATGGCAATGTCGTTAACGGAACAGCAACCGTGGCCACGGGTATAAATGGTGCCGTTGATGTTGATGGCGTTGTTAACGTTGCGTTAGGTGGTGATTTTATAATAAATATGAAGGGTATGAGGTTTTATGACTTCGTATTAAATACGGACGAAATTTTATATCTAAATGATTAAGGAATTATTATGAGTAGACAGTTCGGGATATGTGGCGAAATAGTCATTCGGGGAGCCGGGCAGACAAGCCTTGCGCCTGACTTAACCTATTTGTCAGATAAATCATCGGCCATTACTACGCATGAAACATTCGGCGCCATCGCTGTAACAGCCGGTGTGAAATCAACAGTCATAAGTTTATCCGGTAAGTTTGTTATCCCATTTATGGAAGCAATAAATTTAACAGCGGAAGCGATGACATGGAAACTAACCGTTGACGGGGAAGTTAAATGGGACTCTGTAGGTCAGAGCGGTACTAGCGAGTCGCTTATAGGTGGATTCAATAATTCCGGATCTAATGTCCAGGCTATATCCGAATCAATAGAGTGCCAAACTTCATTTTTATTGGAAGTAACAACAACAGCAGATACTAGTGTTGGACTATTTATTTTAGCGAGGCCAGCGGAATGAGTGAATTAGAAACTATTTACGATACAGGCTCGCATAAAATGCAAGTCGGAAAGCAAGACACTGAAAAGGCAAAAATATATACAGAAAGGCAATGGCGAAACAGCGAATTGCTCAGAACTGATGACCTGGTTAGTTTGCCAGATTACCCAGTTGAATTGTTATCTTACCGTTCAGCCTTAAGGGATTATCCCGCACAGACCGACTTTCCCAATGGAGAAAGGCCGAACGAATAAGCTTATCAATAGCACAAGGCCTAAAGTCTAAAAATCAGCCATTATTACGCGCCCGTCTACATAAGTCAGGGCGTTTTCAATTATCCAGTTAAATTGAAGGTAATGCTCATCGTCTATCGGATAGTTTGGGTCTGTGGGTTCGTTAGTTACTCCGAGATATTGATTAACTTTAGGTAGGAAGTTATTTTTCATAAACGCCTTGACCCCGCCCTCGCTTTCCACTTTTTGGAAGTATGCAGACTCGGTTAATACGTTATATAAAAAAGCGCCATCGCCCGACGGCGTGAATCTAACTTCAGCGAGTGCCGCCGTGTAAACTTCCGGCCCGCCCTCGTCTAGCCATACCCAAATTCGGTACTCTTTACCTGCGTGAACAAAAGGGAATGCTGGTTGACTGTCAGGTATGGGAACATCAGTAAAATTAACGATCTCACCATTAACCATCTGTGATGCGTCCGAGTTAATAGACAATAAACCCATTATAAACATTGAAATAATAATTATTTTTTTCATAATATCCTCTTTTCAGTTATTGTGTTATAGTAAAATCGTTTCCTTGTTAGCCGCTAAGAGTTTAAGAGTCTCTTGGCGGCATTTTTTATTGTTCTCCTATATTTCTTGTGGCTAGTTTATAAGATTTTAAATCCCAATCAATAAAATCCTCCCCTTTTTTCACATGCTCAACATTGATAATGCATCGCTTAATCATTTTGTCGTTAAATCCGTACTTCTTTTGCAAGCAATCAACAAAACATTTAACCGGATTGTCAAAATCTGAGTTCTTGTTGCTAAAGCCAAACGTTAAAGTGAGCTCAAGATAACCCTCTGGCACGTTAAACGGCTTTAATGTCATAAGCACGACCTTGATATAGCTATTGTATTTGTCGGTCTTAAACCTGCGTCCCTGCCAGGCCTCATTTACAGAAAGAGGCTTGATATTTAATCGCATGTAATTAGGCCTTTTTGCATAAGTTTCATTTGAGTTTCCATCATCGCCCGTAACTGGTCCTGATAATCAACCTGGCTTTTATCTAGCAATTGATGACATTCGTAACAACCATACACACCAAATATATCTGGCGACTTAATACCAACACCGCGATAGTTTGAATTTAGATGACATAAAACCACCTTTCCTGGCTCGTCATGGCTGCAATTTTGGCTTACACGTAATGAGCAGCATTCGTCTTTAGCTGATGTTCTTATGGTTAACTTAGCCATTTTTTATGCGCCTCCACTATGCGCTTTGCCTGATCAAGCGACTTATCATTAATAAAATCAGATAAATCATAATTTCCCGCATAAACCAGGTAATGCTCTTTCATTCGGCATTTGTATTTAACGGCCGCTTGTTTCCCGTCATGATGAACCGTTACAGTTGGCGTTTTGTCGTTATCATTGAACTTCTCAAACATAACAACCATTTTATGTCTAATGCCAATGTCGTATAGATCTCCTTTATCGCACGACCAAACTTCCGCGAAATACTTTCCTTTTGGTAGGCACCTCATGTTTGCATCAAACATATTTATTCCTTAACCTTAAATTTTATTCGACCAAAGGCCGTCACTTGAATTAAACTTCCGCTCTTTAACCACATCACTAACAAATGACTGCCTTGCATTGTTAACCGGCTTACGCTTAACCTGTGGCGCGTCCAAGTCTTGCCAATTGCTGACACCATGGTCAGCCATCCACCGCAAGATAACCAAGTTAGCGGCACGCCTGGCGCAATTGTCTCGAGTTGTTATAGTGCCTGATTGATAACCCTTCACAAACGCCTCTGATGACTCAACGCATGCGGCGCCGTAATCGTTGCCAAGGACACGTTTAGCGACTCGATGAAATTTGTGATCCTCTCTGGATGCGATTTTGTTATAACTAATCATCAGTTTTAGGAGCCCAAACCCGCCCGTCATGCCAAATGCAATCAAGTTTAATCCAGCGCTGCACTTGCTGGTATGTCGTACCGATAGACCTGGCAAACTGCGCTAGGTTGTTATCGTGGTTTTCTTTGATATGTTGTTTGAGTTTCATAGTAAAGACCCCCACTGATCCGCCATAGCGTCAGCCCAGCCTTGATATGTTTTAGCGCGAAGCATTGCTCTGTCTTTTGATGGAGGTAATCTATTTTGACCACTATCGGTCTGATTCCCCCATCTTGGTAATGATTTTTTACCTTCCCGCTCAACCCATCGAGGTTCGATAATTTCTGTCGGTATTAGGTCCGGTAAGTTCTTTAGCACCAAACCAGTGTCTTTGCTCGCATCATGTCCAAACTGGTGAGGTTTAATTACTTGTGTTGGAAAATTAGTTCTAAAGTAAAACTGCTTAAGATTTAACATGGTATTTAAAAAGCCTCTCGCCGGGTTTTCTATCGCTATACGATCTATAGGGGCGTTAGCTAATTCCGCAATAAATCCTAATGCCTCTATTCTAGCCATTCTACGCGATTCACCTACCAGAGTGCCGGGCTTTACTTTTTGATGGTATGGGCCATCCTTAAAAGCCCAAGCTGCAGCTCTGGTTAAAAATGTACAGTCTGGGTGAGCGATCATTAAATCCCAACCTTGATTTAATACATTAAGAACGTTTCCAGTTATGTGCGGACCAGAGGCCTGACTTTCAACTAAGTCACACGATACGGCATCGTGACCTGCTTTAATGAACGCGTCACGAACAACGCCGTATCGCTCGCACGCTATTAAAATTTTAGCCATTATAAACCCCTTAATTCGTTAATGTAGTTACTAACGTTTTCAACCTGAAAGACTTGAGCAACAGTTTTTTCATTTGAATCTATTTCTGTGTACATGAATTCAAACAGGTCATCACCATTTACTTCAACACCAGAATCAGAAATTACATTACTTGTTTCTATGCGGTCGTAATCACTATCTAGCATGTTAATAAACTCTTTAGTTGTTAAAGTAATCATCATGTTTGCCTTATATTTAATTGTTTTCCTTCGATGTAGTAATCATAGCACAACAAATTAGATGTGCAACACTTTTGTTAAAAGAAATTATAGAGCTGGTTTATGGTATTTTCGTCGGTTGTCCGGTCAAATACTCGCTTTAATGCCGCGTTGATTATCCGATTATAAAAGTCCGATCGCTCTTCTGGTGACATTTTTTCATAGCTTAATGACTGAGCTACAACCTCAAAGCCTCCATCACGATTAAAAACTTGCCTATGATACCCGGCGATAATCGTTAGTTTCTTTCTGACAAAATCATACTGATACTGGTCTTTGTGTGCCTCACTATCACCGTAGTAATGTTGAGTACAAAACGAGAAGAAAAGCATAATTTTACGGTGAAGTTTGCCGTTTTGCTTTAGCTTAATATCAACTTCGTATTCTTCGCCGTTAGCAAGTTTGGTTAACTTTTCAACTTGCAAATCATCGGCGGGAACCATCGTGCCCCCGGCACATTTAATGAAGTTTACTTTCATCTTGAGCCACGTCTTTGCAGTGCGGCGATCGCTTTATTCAATCGATGCTCTAAAAATACAACTTGGCTTACCAAGCCTTTATTTTCTGTAGACAATTGGCTGTTTGCTGTGTCGACAAACTTGGTTAGCCTTATTTTGTCTTCAAGCTTCCTTTTTTGATTAGCAATCTGAGCTTCCAACTCTTTAACCTTTCCAACCACAACATGTTTCGGAATAGAAATTGGTAAAAGTTGACCACAACAATGTGTTTCAATTATTTTGCTAGCTTTAGTCATCGTCATTCTCCAACTCATAATCAGCGCGGAATGGTGTTCTTGATTGTACGTCCCTACAAAATGACTTTACCGTTAACATTCTCACTTCGCCGTTATTGTATTTGTTGCCATCAGGATCGATAAGCCAGCGTTTAAATATAACCCGGTCCTGGTACCTACCTGGCATTTTTGCCACGGATAAAACCTTATAGATAACTTTGCCTTCTCCGTGGGCAGTAAAAAACCTTTCGCCGTGACCTTCATCATATTGCTCAAAATGAACTTCACAGCCAGCATACCAAAAGTAACTAGCCTTAGTGACTGGCGATCCAAAATGTCCGCTAGTCCCTTCTAATTTAGTTTTATAAAAAGGAAAAGCCATTTCATATTCATGACCGATGGGCGGTTTTGTTTCGCTATCTTTCATTTGGCGTTATCCCTTAGTTGTTGTGTGTAAACTGTTGCATCACTACTAAGTTGGCATTGATATTCGGTCGTGCAGTGCCCACAATGAATATTTGCAAAATCATTAACAGCCTCCGCCCTAATGTCAGCAAGGAATTGTTTCTTGGTCTTTTTTAAAAGGTCCGCTGAATCTTGCGTGTCCCTGCATCTATTGCATGCAGGATGGTAACAAACGCATCCATGTTGAGCTATCCAATTGCCAAGTTCCTCTCTAAACTCTTGAGCCTGCGCCTTCAACGCCTTAATTTCTTCTTGCTGCTCATCAATAGCACTCTTGGCGAACTTTACATGATGTGGGTGGCCGCAATGTTCTGCATACCATTTATTAAACTGTTCCGCTTTATTCATGTTACACTCCGTTAAGTTGGTTTGGACATCGACTCTTTTGCCCTTGGTTAATCTAAGGGCTTTTTTATTTCAAATCCTCCGCTGTCAATTCAATTTCTTTTGCCATTGCGATGATGTCGTCGCGGTCGAATTGGAGATACTCGAAAGTCGCTACATCGTTTCGAAGATAAACATCTACCATGTCATTTTCCACGCTTGCCGATGTGATGTCGCTATCCTGAAACTTATGGTTTTCTATGCTCATTTCAATTCCTTAATTATCAATCCCAATTCGATCAGAATAAGTTATTTTAGTGTCGTGAACCTCAAGCCAGTTTGGTACCTAACTCGATTAATTCATTTCTATCAACCAGTCGAACAACACAAGGCATTTTTGACGGTCTGAATATTACGAACATAGAGCCCTTAGTGTTGCCGTTAACTTTCTTGCCAGTAATCGGATGATAAAAACTTAACCGGCCACCAGTTATAATACGTATTTCAGAAATCTCATTAATCGGTAGCCATTGAGCATCTAAAGTTGCCGGTACCAACAAAACAGAAGTGACGCCTTTTTCTTTCTGCTCAATACATTTAGCCATAAACTTTTTAATAAAGCCTTTGCCGTATGGTGGGTTGATCCAAACGTGGTTATTTATATAACCATCAAGGCACTTTGACCAATCAATATTTAGAGCGTCTCGATCTTTAGTAAAAAAGTTAGGTACCTTATGATTTTTCTTATTGGCGGCGGCATCGAGTGAGAATTTAAACTCCTTATCCATCGCGTTAAAAATAACTGGGTCGGTACCCCATGAATTTTTCATGTCATCGTCTAAATCTGAACTAATTAAATCGGTCATTTTTATTATCTCCATACCATCTTGTGTGTCTGATAAGCTCGTTTATTTCGGTGTCAGGTTTAAGGTTCATGCTCGCCACGCGCTTTAGCTAGCAACTTAATAACAGGGTCTTGAATGTGTGGAGAATTTGGATATCGATTAATTAAAGTTTCAAGCATTCGATACATTTGTGGAGCTGCTGAGATTAAGTGGGCGTTTGCTAGCTGCTCAGTTTCTATCTCCGTCATTTCCTCGTCGTCTAAGTATGCATATTTAACCTCGACAATTGGAATCATGCCTTCGCGCAACTCAGACGCTATATTAGATCCATCAACAAACGTATCACCCTCTTGAATTACCCAATCACCTTTCGTAAACTTTTCTTCGCTCATTACTATCTCCTTTAATCATTAAGCCCTTGGTTTAGGCTGTTAAGTTATGCCTTAAAAATATTATCAAGCTTTAAAATGTCTTCTATAACTTTCAGGCACGCATCAATTTGACCGCGCTCGTAGGTTACATTTTTCTTGTTGGCGCTTTTGGGTCCAGATAAGCATTCAGATAGCGCTATTAATTTACCAACTCTCTCTTGCTTTTTGCTCATTTTATTCTCCAATTATTTTAATATTTCGGCGTGCAACTTAAGTCCGTTAACCACCCTAACGTCGGTTTGATCGTTGATAGATTGTAAAATTATTTTTAATTTAGCTTTATTGTATGCTTTGCTAGCTTTTTCTGAAGTTGGATAATACCCAAGGCCTTTTTTTGTTCCTTTAATTTTAATTTGTGCCATATATTTCCCTGATGCCTTATTAAAATACACGCCTTGAGGGTGTCTTCCTCTAGCTGCCCTGCTATCACATAATAATCTGTTTAACGATAAACAAATGAAAGCGCAGCTTTCTGGTGAATAAACCTTATTGCTAGGTTTTATTACATCCTTGTCAAGCTCGAGTCCTTCCCAGTTTTGTTTTTTCATCCATATTTTAAATACTGAAAACGTCAACCAATCATCACAAACCGAGCAACCTAAATAGGCTTGATACTTTTCTAGGTATTTTTTGCTATAGCAACGCATCAGCATGCCCGACCATCTAGAATAAAAAGGACACACGGCTTTCTTTCCATTGATTGTTTTGCTAGTAACATAATTTGAATCATTGATGCCAACACCAAGAACCAATCTTCTTTTTGCTATCGATTTTTTATTTGCAGTTATTTCAACAAACTTATTTACCATGAGTTTCTTCGTACCTCGCCTTGTAAGGCCCGATCAATCTCTGACCTTTCGATAACATAATTCCAATTTCCGCATCAAGCCTGGAGTTTCGCATTTCCGGTGATTCGGTATCGCGGAACTTTTCAGGGCTTGGCATTTGCACTGGATTAAAATCTCGCTCTTCAAGTTCCCCGTTTCGAACTCGCATAATGTTTTTAGTTAATACATTTTTAAACAATGCCCGGGCCTTATCTTCCGCTAGCTGTTGCTTGCATCTAAAACCGACCTCCTGACGTGTTTCGTACTCAGCAATACCATTACATGGCTTTTTGGCTATCATGCGGGTAAATGCTTCCTCAGTGTCAATTTGAGGTCCAGAGCACCAGTTAATAAACTGTCCAACGCTGGGCCAGAACGGGTTGTCACCTTTCCTAGCCTCTCTCAGACCAGCACTAACCTGCTCGGTAGTTACAATGTTGTTTTCGATAAATGCCTTAGTCCAAGTCTTTTTGGCGGCGCTCCAGGTTTCTTTGGTTTCAAATGCTTGTCGCCAAGCTGGATAGCATGATTTAAGTTCTTTAAAAAGATCATCAATAACAAGCTTGGCATTATCTGAGACTTGTTTTTTAAGTAACTCCTTGTGCTGATTTTCATCATTGATGGATTGCATTTTATTCTGCATATTAGCCATTACCTGCTTGATGTCTTTCATGGTTACATCCCTAAATCTTTATGCCAGTTATCATCATCCCAGTTATCAGGCTGCTGGCTGCTAGACGCGCCGTTTGCTTTGTTACCTCTCAACCAGTTTCTAACAGCCGCCTTCCAGTCCTTCATTTTGTTTTTACCGATCATCCAGTTTTTAGACTGATAAAAATCAATGAACTTTTCAGCCTCAGAGTGATCGTTAACACGTTCCATCATGTAGTCACGAACATCATTAAGTATCGGCGGTGAAAACCGCTTATTAACTTTGGTTGATGGTTTGTGGTTCTCTGGTTCCTTGGTTAGTGGTTCTTGGTTAGGTGGCGATTCGTTAACGGTTTGTGCACGCTTCGTGCGTTTATCTCTACGCTTTGCCTCCCTTTCTAGTGCGATCCGTTTGTTTGTCTCTGCATTTTTGTGGTATTTATCCAAGTCTTCTTCGATATGGTTTTGCACGAAAACGCCATCATTAAGGGTAAAAAACTTACTAAGAACGAACTCGACGGCCTCTATCTCTTCTTTTGACGATGCCCATAGCCAATCGATCGCTTCTTCCATCGTGGGGAATTGCTCACGGTCATAGCATGAATCAATCAAAAGCGTGTACGCTCCGTGCTGAAGCATGGTAAGTCTGCCAGCCTTTTTATGATAATCACCGATGTTCTTTTTGTAGTAATGCATTGTTATCCGCCGTTAATCAAAGTTCAATTGATCCCAGTAGTCAGGCCGTCCGGCGTTGAAAGAATCAATCCCAGATTTAACGCCTTCTAAGCAATTTAACGCGGCCTTAGCCTTTGCGAGTGCGAATTCATTATGACCAATTTGGGACTCCTTTCGCTTTTTGTACGAATACAGAGCGGAATCAATAGTCGGATGGCAATACCCACGCAACGCGCCTTTAGTAACCCTTCTTATTCTTGGGTTGGGGAAAATAAAGTCTTTTTCGCTAACGTAGTCGTATTCGCAGATAACAAAGTAAAAACACTTGGTTTCACGAATAGGAAAGAATTTTGTTACCTTGATTTTAACGCCATCTTTATGGGCGTAATCGTTGTACCTATAATGGATCGGTAAGTCTTTTTTAATTTTCATGTTACAATTGCCTCGAATCAAATTAATTATCCCGTTGCTGCGGGATTTTTTATGCCTAAAATTTTCTCTGGCATTTATCTAAATACAACACGAACTCATCCTTTGTCATGATTTTCTCTGCGGACCTAACTAAATCGAGCCCCATATTTAGAGCTGCGCGAGCAACTAACGATTCCGCGATCTCGCTACCGATTGATAAGTCCTTTATCTTTTGTTTTGCGCCGTCAGTAAACCTAACGTTTAGCGGTTTCATTTGTGTAAGTGCCATATAGCCTCCTTATTGATTAACTAAGTTAATTGTACGCACATTGTGTGTATACGTCAACGTTTATTCAGGCAAAATAAAACCGCTTTCGCGGCTTATAACAGATTTTTATATTAATTGAGATGCTATTTTCTCCGCTTGGTAGCTGACTTAGCATACCTGGCTGGTGTGGTCATTGAACGTGGAGTATTAGCCTCAATACTATACTCCCAGTATAAGTTATAGTTACCGCCCCTGAATTTACGTTTAGGCATGATTGTTATTTGGCTGGTGACGGTAACGGCATCCAATGAGTGGCCTCGAATATTTCACCGCCAGGTAATTCAAACCAGTATCCGCCATCGCTTTCTCTGAAAATGCACTGCTCAACATCATCGCAACAGCATCCGATAACTGAGAAATCCACTTGAGGCTGTATTATATCTACATGAAACCACTTGCCATAAAAATCAGGCTCGCTCGCCTCCTGCTCTTCTTTGCTGTAAAACTCTGGATTGTTCATCCTTATCACCTTTGCCCGAGGGCGTTATTTGTTATTTAAATGACCTTTTAATCTACAACCTTTACGTGAACATTGTAACCAGACAGATCAATATCACCTTGCGGACTACCGCTATCAAGTGATTCAATTGTGTAATCTTCCAGTTCAATACGATCAAGGCCCATTTCGTCCAGCTCTTCCTGAGTTACTTCAATTACAATCTTCATTATACCTCTCCTTATCGTTCACTCTTTTAATGAATCGCTTAAAGCTCTTTCATGGTCTTTACAAGCGAAGCAATCAAGACAAAGCCTTTCCGCTTCTTCTGCTTGCCAGGTCCAGCCTAAATAAGTGTCACCGCATTCTGAGCACGTTATATTTATTGGCTGCTCTTCTTTAGACATGATTTATCCTATACAGCTAATGACGCTGCCATTAGTAATGCGACTAGCAAAAAGGCTGTCATGTGAAAATATTGGGGCTTTTTCATGACGCACCATAGTAGTAAGCGACACCTAACAAAGCCCAAAACCCAAAGCTTATAAGTAAACTTATGGCCCATTCTTTAAGTAATTTCTTATCTATGAATTTCACTATCTTTCTCCTCAATTAACGCCAAGTGTATCAACGATGCCACGATGAGCGCAGGGTCTGATAGTTCGCCTTTCGCTTCTCTGATGGCAACCAGTTCGGATAGCTGGGTGATTGTCGGCTCCATTATTGGTAGCGTTTCGGATAGCTTGAACGCATGACGTGGGATTGGCTTGTTCTGGATGAATGCATAGTGTGATTTACCAAGGTCGTGACCTTTACATACATTATCGACAACAGATTGAAACCTGCCGTTAACATTGTTAAACCAAATTAAATCACCATAACCATTGGCAAATACAGAATTGGCCCACTTCGGCGCACTATCAATCTCTTCTTGTAATAACTCTCTCATGCGTTTCCCTCGTTCATTTGTTGTTTCGATTAAATCTACTCTTACTGGTTAATCGTGTCAAGCTTTTATTCATATTAAAATCCACAATAAATAATGTATGATTTATGTTGACCGTTAATATCGTTTCATATTACTATTGCTGTATCGAATCAGCCAGGACATGAATTAATATGAAGCAGAGACAAATAAACTTATCAGAAGAATCAATTAAAAATGAGCGCGATTTAAAGCGGTTAAGCGATGGGCGTTCTATGCAAATATCGCGTGATGGTATTTACGAAAGGGCGCTAAGAAATAAGCTAGCATCAATGGCAAAAACATATGGTGATGAAGAGATACTTAAACGCCTAAAAACTGAGGTTAATGAGTAATGTCCAAATACACTTGCCCAATGTGCGGATCGTCAATGACGGTTCGCCCGGTTGCCGATGGCAAAGTAATCGATTGCGACAATGATAACCAAGAGTGCAATTTTCAAGTCGATAAGGAAGATTAAAAATGAAAATATTAGATTTAAAGCAGGGTGATGATATTTGGCATGAGCATCGCTGGGGCTGCGTGACTGGCACAAGAATAGAATCGGCGGTTGGCGCTTGCTTTTCTGCTGCCAAAGGTCAGTGGGTTTTAGGTGGTAACACCTGGGAGTTCGATGGCGATAAGTTAGTGTGCGTCAAAGAGGGTAAGCAAACAAAAGCAAGCCGAAGCAAGCAGGAAACGTTATTGCTTGAACTGGTTTCGGAACGCCAAAGCTCATTAGAGATTGACGATTATTGCTCTGCCGATATGGAACGCGGAAACGACCTGGAGCCATTTTCTGGCGAAGCAGCTAGCGACCGGCACGGCATAAAACTTTTAACGTGCGGAATGCTTCAAAGCGACACCTTGCCAGCGTTTAAGTATAGCCCTGACTTTGTATGTTTTAATGGTGAAGGTAACATAGTTGGCGGCTACGAAACTAAATCAAAGGCAGGCAAAAAGCATATTGAATACCTCATGGCCGACGAAGTTCCAAGCGAACATTTGCTGCAATGCCTGTGCCCAATGATTATGGACGATTGTGTAAAGTGGTGGATATTTGGCCATTTTGATGATCGAAATCAAATTAACAATCTTTTCACCAAAGGTATTAAGCGCGAAAATTACGAAGATTTCATTCAGGAAGCAAGAGCGATACTTATTACATTTCTATCTGAAGTTGATGCAACAGTTGAAAAGTTAGGGGGTCAATATCATGGCTAATGTAAAAAAGGCAATGCAATCAAAATCAGATCAATTAAATTATGTTGATGTCGGCAATGGAAGTTTAATCGCTCTAATTGAGTCTGTTCATGTTACTAACTCAGATCAGCAACCAGTAACAATTAACTTTGCTGGCTGCAATGGTAAGCCATACAAGCCAAATAAAGGCATGATCAGAGTGTTGGCGGGAGCCTGGGGCGAGGAGTCTGACTGCTGGGTTGGTAAGACAATTAAAATAACTGGCGACGAAACGGTGAAGTGGGGCGGTGAAGAAGTTGGCGGATTAGTTGTCGGAGCTTTATCTCACATAGACCAGTCAGGATATACGGCATACATACAGAAAAATAAGCGAGTTAGAGTTAAAAAAACGATTCCGCTTTTAGTTGTCGAGCCGGTGTATTATCCCGATGATCAATTTAATAACGACGCTGGCGCAATGTCCGAGGCTATAAAGTCAGGAAGCGAAACAGTGGAAAGCATCGCCAAGCAGTGGAATTTATCGCCAAGCCAAATAGAACAACTAAAAGGACAACAGCAATGAGCAAGGAATTAGCGGTATTGGAAGTATCCGAAAAGAATTACCCGAAAATTTATTGCGCCGGCGGCCTTGACGCATTCTATGAAAAATCAAAAGCCGAAGTCGATGGAGAGGTTCCAGACCTTTCAACAAGAAAAGGTCGAGACAGAATAGCAACCTTAGCCGCGGACGTTTCAAGGTCTAAAGTCGCGGTGGAGACGCCTGGGCGAGCTTATAACAAATTCCTAAAAGCTCAACCAAAATTAATAGACAAAGAATTGCGCGAGTTCTGTGACAAGATGGATAAGCTTCGTGATGATACCCGGGCACCATTGACGGCCTGGGAAACTATCGATAAGGCCGAAAAGAATCAAATAGCCGATACCGCAGCATATTTGATTAAATTCGCTGCAGACCTGGAAGAAGGTTATCGCGATAACGAGCTAATCGATTTAAAAGCGGCACAAGCCAAAGCTGAACGCAAAGCCGAAATTGAACGTGCGGAAATCAAAGCCGCTGCTGAAGCGAAAGCCGAAGCTGAGCAGCAAGCAGCTAATAAAATTGCCCAGGCCAATCATGACAGGATCGCTGCAGAGCAACGAGAAGCAAAAGCCAAGCAAGATATTATTGACACCCAGGCTAGGGCGGAAAAATCCGAGAGAGATCGTATCGCTGCGGAAGAGGCCCGTAAAGAAGAAATAAGAATCGATTATCATAAGCGAATGATTCAGCACATTGTTGATTGTGGCAATGGGTTTATAGGTGGATCACCTCAGCCCTTTGGTATTCTTTTTCGCGAGTTAGACAGTAAAATTGTGATTAATGAAAGCTTTGAAGAATTCCAACAGCAAGCGGAATCCGCAAAAAATGAAGCAATTCAAAAATTAAAAGATTGCCAACAAAGTCAAGAGAATGATCGCATAGAAACTGAAGATAAAGCTAAGCGCGATTCTGAAATTGCCGCCGAAAACGCTCGGTTAGCCGAGGTTAAACGCCAGCAAGATTTGGCCGATCAACAAAAACATGATCAGGCGATGCGCAAGGCTGACAAAAACCATAAAGGAAACATAAACCGGACCGCTATGGAGGCGTTTATTCATGCCGGGCTTACAACTGAACAAGCAAAACTTGCTGTTACGGCGATTGCTAGAGATTTAATACCAGCAGTAACTATCAGCTATTAACTTAACCTGGCGGTATAACAGCCGCCAATAACTAAAATTACTCAGGAGAGCAACTATGAGCGCATTATTAAACCTATGCAATAGCGCGCTAAAGCCAGTTGATCGCGCTGCTGAGTTTACTAAAACTGGCAAAAAGAAGAAAATCAGCAAAACTGAAGTTAGCGCAAGGCAAAGCGCAAACGCACTTTGCCGAACATACACCTACAAGCCCTTTTACAGTCCTATATGGATAGAAAGAAGCTGGGGTAAGGGCCGAAAGGTTATGACGATAAGATTTAAAAATGGGTATCGATGGAAGCTTTGCCCTAGATGTAAGCGTTGGAAGCATTCTGATACTGAAAATTTCAGCCCTGCACCACAAGTTAAGACAGGTCTAGCTTCATCATGCAGACAATGCATTAGGGACAAACAAAACCTGGTCAAAAGAAGGAAAGCCTATGAAAGGCAGTATCCTGAACTGTTTATTAAAGAGGGGATTTATGAGTGATTTAAGATTAAAGATAACAGGCAGGGCGCATCATCCTGATTGCACATTGGGCCGATTATCATATGGTGATTACCAATGCTTCACACTTGAATTGCCATGGTTTGGTAATCGAACTAATGTCAGCTGTATTCCACCTGGCACTTATAAATGTAAAAAAATAATCAGCCCGTCATTAGGTGAGTGCGTCGAAGTTCAAAACATAGCTGGTAGAACCTACATCAGAATTCACAGAGGCAATTTTACCCGACAGATAGAAGGTTGTATTCTAGTTGGTACATCAATTCAATTTATCGACGGTGATAGCATTCCTGATGTCGGGGCTAGCGCCAAGGCGTTTACCGGGTTGATGAATATTTTGCCTGATAACTTTTTAATGGAGATCGGATTATGAGTCAGATAAAAACAAAGGTCTGGGACAAGGAACATAACCAATGGAACCCTGATCCGCACGCAATCTTATCTGATGGTTCGTTAATGTTTATTTGCGAGGGTCGAGAATGGTTTACGCCAGCGGACCCTGACAGATTTGTTGCGGTGCAATTCACCGGCCTAACCGACAAGAACGGTGTTGAGATTTACGAAGGTGATATCGTAAAGGGTGTGACGGGTTTGGATAAGGGTAGGGTATTTGAGATTGAATATGTTGCTCCAGCTGTTCATTTAAAAAATGGCTGTTTTATTGGTGCTGATTCGTATAAGCAGTATGAAGTAATCGGCAATATCTATCAAAATAAGGAGCTATTAAAATGAGTTTTTGGGGTAAATTATTCGGAAGTGATAAAGCGCTATCGGGAGTCGTTGACGGTGTAACCAACGGCATTGATAAACTCTGGTATACCGATGAGGAAAAATCAGAGGATGCGGCCAAAGCAAAACGTGACGCGGCCAATTTTTTAATTAACTGGATGGAATCAACCAAGGGCCAAAATCTAGCTAGGCGATTCCTGGCGATGATGATCACCTTTGTGTGGTTGATTCAGTACTTAATTGCTAAAGGGCTATTGATTGCTGCAATATGGGTTGAGGAACCGGAACAATTAATGAAAAGTGCCGCGGTGATCAGTGCTGATGCTCAGTCAATGACCGGGGCAATGATGTTAATATTAGGGTTTTATTTCGCCGCGCCTTACATGGGTGACATTGCCAAAGGTGCGATTGAAAAATTTGGCGGGAAAAAGTAAATTCCGATGCTACCGCGCCACGCACTACCTGAGCCATACGAATATAAAATAGAGATATTTTGTCTGGTTCTCGCGGTGGTTTTTGTGATATTGATTGTCTCATTTTATTTAAACTGATTTTTTGTTACAATCAATTACCGATGAATTAAAAGGATAACACTATGTTATTGAATCCAACGATGGGCGATGACGACGAAGGCGAGCCGCCACCGCCACCACCTAAGCCAGGGTTTTAACAAATGAAAATAGTCCTCATTACACTTATTGTAAGTTTATTATGTCCATTAATATCAAAAGCTATTTCTGTTGACAGTGTTAATGGGGATTATTTATTGTATAGAACGCTAAAGGCGCTTGTATTTTTAATACCGGCTTTTGTTTTTACTATTTTGAGTTTGCGATTATTAAAAGGTAAGCAAAATTACAGCTGTTTTCTCGTTTGTTTGCTCACTTTCTGTATGTGTGTAACTGCTATTTTTAATTTATTAATGATTAATTATGAAATGTTTCAATTGCTAAGATACATAAAAAGCGGCGATGGAGCATCATGGAAAGGCATATATCACGCAGTTGAAATGCTAGTCGCAATTAACCTTGGTGGATATGGACTTGTTTATTTGGCTAATATGGATATCTTGCTTAGTGGCAAGCGTAGCGCTAGTGTTTTCGATAGTGATTATCATTGGACGGGCAAACTCAAATGAACGGCGAAAAGAGCGATCAAGAGACAAACATAAGACATGAAGTATTTATGGCGTCTCAGGTTAAGATCAATGAGAGCCAAGAAAAATTTAGTGAAAACGTATTAAGCACATTAGATGAAATAAAAAAGGTTCTCTCAAGGTCCGAAGCGATGCAAGTCGAAATGAATCATCAATCAAAGCGGGTATCCGCACTGTCCCATAAAACCGAAACAATATCGAATGACGTTGGCGAGTTAAAAACCCAAGTGGCAGTAAATAAAACCCTGGTAAAGCAGACTCAAGATCTAAAAAAGATTTTCGCCGGAGCCGTAATTAGTATGCTACTGATGGCGGGATGGTCGATATACGACAAAAAGCCACCGGCGCCACAGATAAGCCAGGAAGCAATAACCGCACTATCCGAATTAATAGTTAAATCGAATAAGGATTAATCATGAATAAAAAAGAATTGAGCTCGCCAGATTGGGATTTGATTCGTATGAAAGAAGCTGTTGAAGCATCTTCGATTACCATTCCTCAAGGGTTAAATGCCAGCGATATCACACAGTTTATTTTAGATAACGGATTTTCAGGCGGACAAAGAATACCCCCGACAAGGTAGGATAACACCCCAAAACCAAGGAGGTGATTTATCTAAGTAACTGGCCCGCTTTAACGAGTGGGCTTTTTTATGCCTAAAATATAAGTGGTCTAATCTGTATTTTCTTTGGGCCATGCAACAATAAGTTATCAAGGTAACTGGTGACAACATGAAACTAACAAAGCAGCAAATCAAAGGGGCGCTAAAATCGTACGAATTGGGAAGTAAGAAGTATTATCCCGACAGCCCTAAAGCCATTTACAAAGAAAATTTTCAAGGAGAACGGCATGACAAGAATGGACGATAACCACAAAGCAGAGCGTTATATTTACATGGTCGAGTGCGGTGCCATTGTGATTTTCGCATTAACTTATCTCGTATTTTAAGGAAATCAAATAATGAAAAAATTACCGGTAAGCTGGCTTAAAGAGAAAGGCATTGAATGGCGGTTGGTGACGTGGTCTATCATCATAAATTAAGGGGGTTGGGTGAAATCGAGGAAGTTGAAAAGAAACACCCTCCTTATGCGGGAGAATTAAATACTACGCAATTTATCACCTCAAAGGACGAGCAGAATAGCATCATATCTGTAACCTCATTCGCCGACCGCCCAAACACCGGCAAGCAGCCTGTTGCTGACTGGGTACCTATTAATTGTGAGTTTGAATCTGATGAATTTGCTTATGATATGCAAGCGGATTATTTTGAATGGTCATTAGAAGATCCTAACGCGATTAAATCGTGGAAACCAAACTTCGACGCCCTCCACGAACTCTACGAAAAGGAAACCGCCACGCCTGAAAAACAATGCGGCCCAGACGTTCACCCTAGCAATAAAAAGCCAGCATGTTACGCTCAGGCTGATGATAAACCGGTGTTTAAAATTGAAATGAAAATCGGTGGTGGCAAAAATGTTGATGAAATTTATGAGCCGGGTAAATTCGTATATCAAGGCTCTAAGTATTCAATATTCGCAACAGAAGATGGTCGGGAATACTCAAGAAGGAATTCAAAAATTAAGACCCGGGCAATCGATACCAGAAGCGACTACGTTAAGGCTGCTGCTGGTATAGCAAAAGCTATTCGTAATGCCAATATTTCCGGACAGACTTATGACGGTGCAGTTTGCGACGCGATCAAAGCCAATAAAATCCATGGTGTTAAATGGGTAGGTGAATAATGCCAACTGAATGCTACTAATACGCCGCTATATTCGGCGTAATCTGCTTTTTACTGGGAGCTATAGCGGTTCACGTTTTACACTATCTGAGGATTAAATGAAATGTGATATAATTAATTATTATCCGTTTGTGACGGTATTAATAATTGATGAGGTTCGTTTGTGACGAAACTAACTGCAAAGCAAGAAAAGTTTGCTCAAAAAGTAGTTCTGAATGGTGGAGACAAAGTTAAAGCTAGGGCGGGTGCCGGGTATAGCATGAGGATGTCAAAGCCATCGCAATCCGTCGATGCTGACAATTTATACAATAACCCCAAAGTATCCCTAAGAATTGCTGAACTCCAAAAAGAAGCCGACAAGATAGCCAAGAAAGCATTTACAATAAGCGTAGAGCAACGTTTAACGTGGCTAAAAGACATTACGGAGGCCGGACTAGGGACTTATCGTGATCAAGGCATGAATGAGCGCAGGGAGAACCTAAGCGCATCTACCGGGGCAATAAAAATAATGAATGAGATGCTTGGCGACAGCAACGATGAAGAAAAAGCATTACCACTAGAAATTAAATTTGAAGTTGCCCCGGCAATTAGCGACATAAAGATTACAAATGCCAAGACTTAGCGCCTCTCAAAATATATTCCTTAATGGGTTAAATACTAAATACCGGGCTTTTGTCGGGGGATTTGGTAGCGGTAAAACCTTTGTTGGCTGCCTTGACCTTCTATTATTTGCCAGCAAGCACCCGGGCACCGCGCAGGCATATTACGGGCCATCGTATGCAGCGATTAGAGATATTTTCTATCCAACGTTTGATGAGGCTGCGGAGATGCTGGGCTTTACTGTAGAAGTTCACCTTAGCAACAAGGAAGTGGACATTTACAGGGGGCGCATTTGGTATGGAAAAATCATTTGCCGATCGATGGACAAGCCCGCCTCGATTATTGGGTACAAAGTTGCCCGGGCGTTGGTTGATGAAATTGATGTATTGGCACCTGAAAAAGCCAAGAACGCCTGGAATAAAATTGTTGCACGACTAAGGCTTAAAATTAATGGCGTTGTTAATGGTGTTGGTGTTACCACGACACCGGAAGGGTTTTCATTCGTGCACAGCCGGTTCGCTGATAACCCTAAGGCATCGTACAGTATGGTCCAAGCATCGACCTACGAGAACGCGGCGTATCTGCCCGACGATTACATAGACTCATTATTCGAAACGTACCCCGAAGAATTGATTAGCGCTTATATTAAAGGACTGTTTGTCAACCTCACCAGCGGAACGGTATTTAAATCATATAACCGGGCATCGCATAGAACCGCCGAAACAATACAACCGAAAGACGCACTTAAAATCGGTATGGACTTCAATGTTACCAACATGAGCGCCGTAGTGTATGTGGTACGAGATAAGGCATGGCACGCGGTAGACGAACTGAAAGGAATCTATGATACGCCTGCAATGATACAAGTTATCAAAGAGCGATACCCCGATCATCACATTTCTATCTACCCGGATGCCAGCGGCAAGAGCCGAAAGACTGTTGACGCCTCGGTCAGCGACATTGCATTACTTGAATCCGAGCGCTTTGCGGTTTATGCTAATGCGAAGAATCCTTTTGTTAAAGACCGGGTATTGGCAACTAATGCCGCATTCGAGAAGGGCAGGCTATTTATTAATGATAAAATGTGCCCTGAATATGCGCGTTGCATGGAACAACTGGCGTACGATCGAAACGGCGTACCCGATAAAAATAGTAATTTAGATCATTTACCAGATGCAGGGACATATCCTATTGCGCTGGTGATGCCAGTCATTAAGCCAGCGGTTAAATTGGCCGTTCGTTTTTCTAGATAGAGGTTAAAAAATGCCAGTATCAGACCAACACAAGCTATATCGTAAAAACATCAGACGATGGGAGCTTGTACGCGATTGCGTTGAAGGCAGCGAGGCTATAAAGTCGCGCGGCGGCGATACCACCGATGACACTCATGATAAGAATCAGGCGCGAAGCCTTCGCGGTACACGTTATCTGCCGCAACCAAACCCGGATGATTTTAGCAATGAAAATCGCATACGCTATGAGCAATACAAATTGCGAGCTAACTTCGTTAACTTCGTCGGCCATACCAAAGACGGGTTCTTGGGTATGGTGTACCGTAAGCCGCCAGAAGTTGAATTAAATTCGGCCATTGATTTTCTAAATGATAATGCTGACGGGCAAGGGTTATCGCTGTTACAAATGCTTCAAGGCGTTACTAGTGATGTGCTAGAAGTTGGCAGACACGGCCTATTAACAGATTTCCCACCGAGCGCAGGCGGCACACAAGCGCAAACGTCAGGCTTGAAGGCTAAAATCGTGCAATACGATGCCGAAGCTATTATCAACTGGCGCACCACTATCTTAAGCTCGCACACAGTGTTGTCTCTGGTTGTATTAGCTGAAGAAATTGAAAAAATACTGGATGATGGATTCAGCGTTGAAACTGTGATGGGCTATCGCGTCCTGAAGCTCAAGGATGGGATTTATATTCAGCAGTTATTCGACGAGGACGAAAGCATAATCTCATTTGAAGACAGCGACGGCGTACTACAGACAGATCTAGTGCCTAAAAAGTCAGACGGATCGACATGGGACGAAATCCCTTTCACATTCGTCGGAGCAATTGACAACTCCCCAACACCAGACAAAGCGCCGCTTTATGACATGTCCGAAATTAACGTCGCACATTATCGCAATTCAGCAGACTTTGAAGAGTCCAGTTTCATCGTAGGGCAGCCCACGCCGGTATTGGCCGGGTTAACTCAAGCTTGGGTTGATGATGTCATGAAGGGCGGCGTCATGCTTGGCAGCCGGTCGGCTGTATTGCTTCCCGAAAATGGCAGCGCTACACTTTTGCAAGCTGACGATAATCAAATGCCATCGAAAGGTATGGAGATCAAAGAGCAGCAGATGATCAAGACTGGCGCAAAAGTCATTACCGATTCCACTGGAGTTGAAACTGCTGAAGCGGCAAAGCTTCGATTTGCTGGCCAAAACTCTAAGCTTGCATTGACAATTAATAACGTCGAGCGAGCTATGATGCAAAGTTTTGCATGGGTAGGGGAATTCATGCCAGGTGGCAAAGTCGGTGAAAACGAGTTATCAATTAATCGCCAGTTCTATGAAGCAACAGTGAGCCCGCAATTGATTGTTGCCAATATGCAATTACTTGATCGCGGCGTTATAGCTAAAAGTGATTTACGTAATATGCAGCGCAAAAATGGACAAATTGAAGCGGATAGGACCGATGAAGATATCGACGCGGAAGTCGGTAATATAGATCCCCTGGCATGAGCATTGAAGATACGCTAATCAGGCGACAAATATTTTTAATACGTTTTGCTGGTGGCAGAGCCGCCGAAGCTGAAGACATGTTGTTAGCCATTCTTGAAAGGGCGCAAGCGAGATTCCTGCGCGAACCCACAGAAATACAATCGGCGCGCCTGGCCAGGTTAATTACTGATATTAGCATTCTAACCGATCAAGGTTTCAGCGAGCTAAACGAAAAGATTTTAGCTGATGCGATTGCGCTGGCTGAAGACGAGGCGGCATTTTCGGCCAAGGCGCTAGGCCAAAACGTAACAGTCGAGGTTGCGGTGCCCGCCCTACAACAGATAGAGCAGGCTGTCATTCGCACCGGTATGGACGCGCCCATCGGGCCTAATACAATAACGATGCGAGAAGCGCTCAATCAGTTCGGTGCTAAAAAATCTATCGAGATACAACGTGCAATTAGTGATGGAATCCTAGAAGGCAAGACAACGACTCAAATCGCGAAGGATATCGGCGCACTATCTAACCGTCAGCGCCACCAAGTAAACGCGCTAACCAGAACAGCGTTAAATCATTCGGGCAGCCAAGCCCGCAAGGCATTCAGCAAAGAAAATGCCGAAATATTAGAAGGTGAAGAATGGGTTGCCACCTTGGACAACAGAACCACGTTGATTTGCGGCGGCAGAGATGGCAGAATATTCCCCGTTGGCAATGGCCCGTTTCCTCCTGCCCATTGGAATTGCCGAAGTTTACGGGTGCCAGTGATCAAAGAAGAGTTCGGCATTGATGTTTCGACCACTAAGCGGCCCGAAAAAGGCGCAAAGGGGCCCGGCCAGGTAACCGGTGCAACAAAATTCGATGGTTGGTTACGCCGGCAGCCGGCGGACTTTCAAGATGAGTATTTCAGTCAGTTCCCTGACGGCCTAGAAAAAGCGGCATTATTTCGCCGGGGTAAGCTAGGAATACAGCAATTCAGGGATGAAACTGGGCGAAACTTTACATTAGAACAATTGCGAGCGCTAGAACCTCTCGCATTTGAAAAGGCTAATATTTAGATTTAATAATACATATTCTTATTTGTATACTCTTGCCAGTCTGGGTGAATCTCGACGCCGAACATTGTATCCATATGGATAATTAATTCATGCAAAGGTTTGAATATGCCATCCCTTGCCATTTGAATGCAAAAATCAGGGTCCGGACTTGAGAATTCGCGACATAGAAAGTGATATTTTCCGGATAGAAATTTCGCAATTTCGATTGCCTCATCTTTATTAACTCGATACACCAAGGTTGCAATACACTTCCCGGCCAGCTGCTTTTCTTTTCTGAACTGTAATATTTTTTGTTGAATTTCCATTACTCACCCCAGGTAATTGTCATAAAAAATGAGTTAAACCCCATATCTTCGGCTTTAAACCCGTAAGTTGGCCTAATACCATCATTCAGATCGCCTACTGAGCATCCCAAATGAACATCTTCATTGTCATCGATCGTTGTCAAAGAAATATTTGTTAAAGATTCATATGTTATTTTCATTATTTACCTACTATTTTAGATTTCATCTTAAAACTTAAGATCAGTTAGAATTTAACGCTAGTGAAAACCCATTTTATTCTGGTTAGAAGTGACGCGCCAAATGTATTTTTTTGAAAGCGTTTAAAAGAATTAGCAACTCTTTCGGCCTCGTTATGCCACCGACGAGATTCTGTTTTTAAGGAGCTTATTTTCTCTTCCTGCGATTTAGCGGTTACAGGGTTTTCAATGCAATAAAGATATTCCCAAACATTTCTTTCGACGGCAATATAATGTTCTACGCCGTGATCGACTACTTTTTGAATAGGTAATGTTTGCTCCTCAATAAAACCCACTACAAACTCATCACTATAGGCTATTCTGGTTGCTGGCCCTGTATCCTGTGTTCGGTATTGAATATGATCGCGTCCGTTGTCGATCATGATGTCTTCATCTTTTAATTTTATTAACTTGACTCTTTTCATTGTTTATCCTTTAACCCATCAATTAGTTTGTTTAATTTCTCAGGATTCTTAACTATCCATCGTCGATAAGTTCTAAGGCTGATATTTAAAGCCTCTAAACCCTGAGTTAGCGTGTAACCTTTTACTAATAATTTAGCTGTTGTTTTTTGTTGCATGGCGCCTCCTTGGCTAAATATGGCACTGATTGATGTCACAATCAAGGGTTTTTATCATTACTTTTATTAATAAACAAAAAGGTTTATAATATCTCAGCCATCGGTGATGGCGTGATTAGTGATCAAAAAAAGGTGATAAAATGTTAATAAATAAAGATTGGTTATTCCGCGTGTACCTTGATGAAGCAAGCGATGATGGCGATAAGGGTGGCGGCTCTGGTGGCGAAGGCGATAAGGGCGGTGACAAGACATTCAGCCAAAAAGATATGGATGGATTGCAGAGCCAAATCGACGCGATGAAAACCAAAAATGATCAATTGCTCGGCGAGGTAAAGACCAACAAGCAGCAGCGCCGGGAAGCAGACGATGCGACACGAATTGCAAAAGAAGAAAAGGCCCGTAAAGACGGTGATTTTGAGCAGCTATTTAACTCGAGTGAAGAAAAAAATAAAGCAACACAAACTGAGCTTGATAGTTTGCGTAGCGGCATCGCCACAGAGAAGCGTAATATGTCAGCTATCAAGATGGCAGGTGAGTTGGCAGAAGGCGCTAATGCCGAGCTGCTGAGTGAATTTATAGCACCGCGCTTGAAATATACTGATGAAGGCGTTAAAGTTCTTGATAGTAACGGGCAGTTGACTGTGTCGACTCTCGAAGATTTAAAAACTGAGTTCCAAGGTAATAGCCGATATGCCTCGCTATTAAAAGGGAATCAAGCAGGCGGGGGCGGTGCCAACGGCGGCAAAGGTAGCGGTGCTACAGATAAGACATTGACCAGAACAGAATTTGATGCGTTAAACCCGTCTAAAAAGATGGAATTCGCAAAATCTGGCGGCAGTGTAATTGACTAATAATTATTTGGAGCATTAAAAAATGGCTAATACCCTAACTAGTTTATCGCCTGACTTATACCAGGCTCTCGATGTCGTAAGCCGTGAGCTTGTCGGCCTCGTTCCCTCTGTAACATTGGATAGTGGCGTTGAACGCGCTGCCGTCGGCCAGACAGTACGTAGCTTTGTTACACCTCAATCTACCGCCACTGACACCACACCAAGTAATGTTGTGCCCGATGATGGCGATCAAAATGTCGATAATGAGCAAATCCAAATCACTAAATCGCGCGGCATCCGTGTTCGCTGGAATGGTGAAGAGCAGAAAGGCGTTAATAGCGGCCCAGGCTTTCAAAATATTTTACGTGATCAGTTTACGCAAGCAATGCGTACTCTAGCTAATGAAATGGAAACTGATTTAGCAAGCTTGTTCAATACGACTTCTCGCGCATTCGGTACAGCAGGCGTCACACCTTTTGCATCCGATCTGACAGATACCGCTAATATCCGTAAAATTCTAATGGATAATGGTGCGCCGGTCAGCGATATGCAATTGGTTATCGATACCACTGCTGGCGCTAAAATGCGTACGCTAACCCAGCTCACCAAGGCTAATGAAGCGGCAGACGCCTCATTACTGCGCCAGGGTGTATTGTTGGACGTACATGGCATGCAAATCCGCGAGTCAGCGCAAATTAACAGCGTCACTAAAGGCACAGGTACTTCATACACCACCGATACGGCAGGGTACGCAGTTGGCGCTACCGTAATCACCTTAATCACTGGTTCTGGCACTGTCTTGGCTGGCGATGTTGTAACTTTTGCGGGTGATACGAATAAGTATATTGTTGCTGCTGGCATCGCCGCCCCTGGCGCTATTACACTGGCCGCTCCTGGCTTGCAAGTTGCTATCGCGGCATCTGCCACAGCAATGACCATCGGCGGCGACTTCGTTGCAAACATGGCCTTTAGTCGTTCAGCAATTGTATTGGCCACTCGCATGCCAGCCCGACCTGTCGTGGGTGACATGGCATCGGATGTCATGACTATCACCGATCCGCGTTCAGGCCTATCGTTTGAGGTGGCGCTCTACAAGCAGTATCGCCAGGTCTCCTACGAAATTAGTGCGGCGTGGGGCTTCAAGAACTTCAAGCCAGAACACACAGCGTTGCTGTTAGGCTAACCATTAGCGACAAGGATGTCGCACCAATTCAGAGGTGTCTATGAGACTACCAACAGTACAAATTAAAGCAGCCGAAGGCGATAGCTTCATCGTTATTAACGAATCTGATTTCATTGAAGGCGAACACGAATTGTTCGACGAGGTAAAAACTCCGAAAGAAGGGACGGTTGCCTGGTATAAAATGCAACTAGATCTTAAGAATGTGGAGTTTGAAAGCAGTGCGACCAAGGCCGAGTTAAAAGCGATTTATGATGGCTTAGAGTCGTAGCATGAACCTTAAGAAGCCGGTGCCTCAAGATAGAACTATTGTTAATGGTATTTGGCTTGATATATTAGATGATTGGGCTAACTCGTTTGTAAATGATGGTGATAATTCTGCTTTAGGAGTTAATCTTAAGAACCTTGCCATGACTGCTTATGGTGAGGCCAAGGCAGAAGAGAACACTCCAATAACTCAAATAAAAGCCTCTTACGGACTATTAGGCTTAACTCTAACTGTAACTGATGCCTCTGCATCAGGGACTAATACTGTAGTAAATGATTTATTTACATCTCAGACCGGCACTACTGCTGATGGATTGGCTAGTATATTAACTCTAAGGCAGATTAGCTCTAGAGCAGGTCAAGGTATATCGGTTTACTTTGATGCTATATTTACTAATGGGGTAGCAGCTAGCCAGCAAGCAGCGGGTTTAATTACATCAGAGAATTCTTATGTGTTTGCATTCTTAGGTGTGGATTTTGGTATAGCTCATACATTTGGCGGAATAAGTGAACAGCAAGAACTGACTGTAACAACTGCCGCAATTGGAGCCGAGACGGCCACTATTACTATTGACGGCAATCCTTTTTCTGTACCTCTCACCGCTGGAACAGTGCAGCATAATGCTTTTGAGATAGCTCTTAGCTTAGAAGCTCAGGTAACTAACTACGACTTTACTTCTAATGATAATCAAGTAATAGCTCAGTCATTAATATCTGGACCACAAGGGGTTTTCTCTTTTTCTAGTACAGGAACGGCAGTGGCTGCTTGGGTTCAAGATCATGCAGGATTAGCTGCATCTTTAGACTTTATTAAACAAGAGGATTGGAATGTAGATACGAGGCTCACAGAAACAGATCCATCTACTAATAGGAAATTAGATCCTACTAACGGCAATCTCTATCAGATACAGTTATGTGCTAATTTCGGGTCAGTTAGATTCTTTCTGGAAGATCATGATAGCGGAACCTTAAAGTTAGTTCACATAATTAAAGCAGCTAATATAAAGACCACCGTGAACTCTACTAACCTTGCTTTTAGATTGGGTTGGCTAGCCCAGAATTTAGGAAACACTACTAATTTGACAGTGCAGGGTAATTCAGCGGGCTCATTTATAGAAGGTAAACTGAAGCGCAGTACACCTCCAAGATCTGAAGCTAACATCCAGTTAGCTGTAGGTACACCGCGAACTAATATAATTATGTTTAGAAATAGAATTCATTTTGGAGGTAAGGTTAATCGTGCAGATATTGTTCCTTTGTTAGCCACTCTATCTACTCAATCTAATAAGTCTGCATTCTTTGAGATAATAGCTAACCCTGTTTTTACGGGTGATGCGGATTTTTCTTATGTAGATAAAACTGAATCTTTAATGGAGATAGCAACTGACCCTGTAATTATTACCGGAGGGCGATTATTAGGAGCCGTGACAGTAGTGTCAGGATCTTCTGAGCAACTTGAATTTAATACTAGAGCTGTACAAGAATTTGTAGCTTTACCTGGTCAGTCATTTGCTATAGCAGCTAGAATATCTGGTGGAGCCGCTGCCGATATGGAAGCTACAGGAACCTGGGCGGAGGATGTATAATGGCATTACAAACTGCTGAGGCAGCGAAGGCAGGAGCTGATACTAATCGACAGATAGCTGACGTTAGCAGTCCTGTTATTAGTGATATCGATACAGAAATCGCTATTCAAATGCTGTCAGGAAAATATGTTGCCTATTTTGATTTTGAAACCACAATGGATGGCGAGACTATTAGAATAAAACAGTCTGATAGCAGTTACATCGATTTGGATGTTGTATTATTTGCATTAGAGAATTCAGGTTATAGATGTACATTTAATAAGAAAAATATCACTAATGGCATCAAGATAAAACTTTCATTAGCTTGGAATTAAACATGACTTTAATAATTGAAGATGGCTCACAAGTACCAAATGCCAATAGCTATGTCACTGATGCGGAGTATACTGCCTATGCTGCGTTGCGTGGGCTAACTGTTGGTGTGGATGCGCCGACAAGAGAGATCGAGCTGCTGTTGTCCATGGATTTTATCGAATCCCACCGCAGCATATTTAAAGGTCTGAGAGTCTCTAAAGATCAATCGTTGCAATGGCCCCGATCTGCTGTATGGGTCGATTCGTTCCCTGTCAACGCCGATGAAATACCCGACGAGCTTAAAAACGCTCAAATTGAAGCGGGCATTGCTGTTGCTGGAAAAATTGAGCTTCTGAGGACTGAAAACAATCAAAATCTTAAACGTGAAAAAGTTGACGTTATTGAAAGAGAATTCCACAACGGCGGTAGTTGGCAAACTGTTAGGCTTGACCGTGTTAACATCTATCTCAAGCCGATCTTACGCACGTCGACCACTAGCCTTAACGCCAGGACATTCAGAGCATGACATTAGACTTATCGAAAACAGCAACGGAACTATTAAAGTCATTAGGTGATGAAACATATGTAAAAATCACCCGAGATACCGGCGGTGTTTTTGATCCTGTTCTTGGCGAGACTACAGGAGCCACAACATCAGTATTAAATGTGG